CCATATCCTAGATAGGAACGGGTGATTTCTTTCTTTTTTATGATCATGAGCAGGAAATGACCCTCTTTCTTTTGCCATCTCACACGATGATCTATACGAGCTTATACACAGAGTCTCATATATTTTTTCTGTCATATTAACAGCTTTGTCAGAACCATATTTTATTCCCAAGAATGCAAGTGTATCTCCGAGTGCTGTAATTCCCAAACCTGTTCTCCTTCCCTTTCTTGCTTGTTCTCTTACCTTTTTCCACAAGTCAAGCTCTATTCTTTTTATTTCAATTGGCTCTGGATCATTTTTAATCTTATTTATTATCTTGTCTATCTGTTCTATCTCGAGATCAATCATATCATCCATTAACCTCTGTGCTTTCATTACCACATCTGAGAATTTTTTAAAATCAAAGCTTGAATTATTTAAAAATGGATTATTTACAAAGGTTGATAAATTAACTAGCATGAGACGACAGCTATCATATGAAGAAAGTATTATCTCACCGCATGGATTCGTTGAAGTAGATCCAAATCCACAATCTTCGTAGATGTCTGACGGTGTGTTATTTTTTGCAGTATCCCAGAATAAAACTCCAGGCTCTGCAGATGAGTGTGCACCTTGAATTATATCATCCCATATTTCGCATGCTGGAACTAGGGTTGCTATATCTGGATTTTGTGAATCTACTGGCCATCTTAACTCAACATCTTTATTTTCTTTTACTGCATTCATAAATTCATCTGATACACGCACTGAAATATTTGCGCCTGTAACTCTCGATAGATCATTTTTAATTTTTATAAAATCTCTAACTTGTGGATGATGAATAGATATTGTAAGCATTAGAGCACCTCTTCTACCCCCTTGCGCAACTTCCCTGCAAGAGTTAGAAAATCTGTCCATAAAAACTTCTATTCCATCAGTTGTTCGTGCTGCATTTCCCGTGGACAACCCTTTCGGTCTTATCTTGCTTAGATCAAAACCAATGCCGCCTCTTCTCTTTGCAATTTGAACAAGCTCTTGGTCAGTCTTTAGTATTCCTCCATAAGAGTCATATGGAGGCTCAATAACAAAACAATTTGATGTACTTTGTATCTGATAATCATTTCCTATTGCAGCCATTGGGCTTCCCTGGGGAATGATATTTTTAAATCCTTTTAAAAGACCGTAGATCTCTTCGTATGACATTGGATTGGGATATTTATTTTCAACTTTTGAAAACTCCCTTGCTAGCCTCCGATGCATATCGTCTGGAGTTTTTTCATAAAATTTTCCACTCTTATCTGTTAATGCGTACTTCCCTACAAAAACACCTGCAGCTAAAGTATCACCCTGAAAATATTCAAGGGTTGCATCGTAAACTTCTTCATAGCTATACACTCTATCCTCCTGCATCAATATTACATTCAAGAATTAACTTGTCTCCATTTTTGTTTTAAAAGATTTTTCATATCAGACTTATCTGATGTAATGACGTCGCTTAGTGACATCTCGTCAGCGTTTTCAACCACTGTTATTTTTGACATAGATGTATCCAAGTGTACAGGAAACAAGATCCCGTCTCTACCTGCACGATTCTTGGCAACAAAAAGCCTACCCTGTCCGGTAGATTTCTCCATGGGCTTCCTAGAAATAGAGAGTACAACATCGGCAACCATAGCCTTTCCGTAGGCTTCAGACATATTTTCTAAGCCTACAACAGAGGCATTAGATGCCTCTCTGTTGGCCTGTGAAGCTGTCCACACCGGTACATTCATCTCCATTGCAAGGTTTCTTAGTTCCTCATATACAAGCTTAAGCTCATGTCTTAGAGAATCATAGGATCGAGAAGATCTCATAATATCTGCATAGTCAATTACAATAAGACTTGGAACAAAGCCTTTTAGTAATAGCTTCTCTATGTGATTTCTAATTGTAAGAACAGAAGCTGATCCTGTGGGATATTCTTTGATAATTAACCTTCCAAGAGAATCATCTTTGTATACCTCCATTACTTCATCTTTTCTTTCTACAACATCATTACTTGGAATATGACAAAGATGGCTATCATACCTTAATCCAACTGCTCTCTCTGAAAGCTCGAATGTATAATGTACTACATTCTTTCCTACTTTAAGTGCTTCACACCCTACATGAACAAGAAAATGAGACTTTCCAACGCCAGTAGGTGCAGTTACTACACCTATTTCCCCTCTCCCGAGCCCGCCATTGAGAATATCTCTTGCATCAATTTGCTTTATTCCTGTAGGACACGTAGACCTATTTATCTTAACAAATCTGGACTCACAATCGTTAAAGAAATCATGACCTAATGTGGCTGGTGTACCTTTAGAGATTGCCTCTTTCATTAAAGTTACAACTGAGTCATACTTCTCTGTGGCAATAAGATCCACTGCATCTTCAAGAGCTTCTTTCAAAGCTTGTTTTTTACAAAAATCTAGCGACTTCTCTTTGACAAAACAAAGATCCCCTACGTCAGGATTAGTCTTAACACGATGTAAAAATTCTACTATCTGATCTCTTAAGATTGCATCATTCCCCTCCCTTAGGTCATCTCTCACAATAGAGACCAGCAGTTGAAGTGTGGGAAAGCACTTATACTTTGTATAATAGGAGAAATATCGAGATGTTAGATACTTTAAATATTCTTTTTCAAAAAAATCTGGTGTCATCACCTCTATCATTTGTGCTGCCCAGTTTGTATCTGTCATAAATGCTTGAAATATTTTCTCCTGAAAAGTCTTTCCGTATTTTATAAAGTATGCTTCTTCGCTCATTTAGTTATCTCTTATCCTAACATTTTAATTGCTAAAAAAAATCTATCAATATCGAGATTTTTAATTGACTTATTTTTTAATATTCTTAATATAGACATTTTATTTCTTGTGGGCTCAAAAGTATCAATAGAATTTAATATTCTTTCAATTTGGTAAGCCGATAAGTTGTTCGTATCTAGATTAATTAATTTCCAGTTTCTTCTTATGACATTTTCATTTTCTATAATTGTCTTGAATACTTTAACCTTAGAGCCGCTTTCTATCTGCCTTGTACACTCAGTGATAATATCAGAAATTAAAAAAAAATTTCTAGACTCCAGGAATGGAAATCTTTTTGCAACTGTTTTAAATCCTGCACCCTTTATGCCCGGTATATTGTCCGATGAATCTCCGCAAATTGACTTTGCAAGGCAGAAATTTTCTGCAGATATTGAGAATTTCTCCCTAACTTCTTTAAATGATACAAATTTTTTCCATGTAGGCGAGTATATAATAGTTTCTTTATTTAGAAGTTGATAAAAATCCTTATCAGATGAAACTATAACCTTCCTCCACCCTTCAAGCTTATATTTACATATGTAGCCAATAACATCATCAGCTTCGCAGTCAGGAACATAAATTTGAATAACTGGAAGTTCAGATAAAATAGAAATTAAAGTATTTATCTGGTCATTTCTATTTTGAACTGTTGAAGGAATATCATCTCCGTAGTACCTGTTTAGTTTTTGTGGACGTCTACTAGACTTATATTCTGGATATATCTGTCTTTTTCTAGGGGAACCGCCGCTTTCCCATACGACTATCATTCTATCCGGGGAAAACTTTTCTGCTAGTCTGCATATTGCACCCAAAGTGCCCACTGTGCCCCCCACACTTTCACCATTTTCATTTGTTGAAGGATTTGCAATAAAATGTCTTGTAAATAAATTCAGCCCATCAACAATAATACATGTAGAACTCATATTTCAAGCATATCTTCCATTTCAAGAGACGCTGCTTCTACCTCAGCAAAAGAATCAAGATCAATATCTGGATCTTCTTGGAACTTTTTAACCATTGCTTTTTCCAGAAGATTGTCTATATAAGAAGAATATTTTGTATCTCCTAGCAAACTATCAAACTCTGCCTTTCTAAATTTTTTATCAATAATTATTTCTCCTGTATTTAAATCTGCAACAGAGAGATTTTTCCACCCGCTTGTTCCGGATAGCTCAACTCTATTTCCTCCAACTTCTTCGGGACCATTCTTCCTTAAGAGGTCAAATATTTGCTCATGCTCTTTAATTCCTACTCCAAAATGAATCTCAAAATTAATCTTTCTAAATGGAGGTGCAACTTTATTCTTTATAGTCTTTGCTGATACGTGTATTCCAATAACATCGTCGCCATCTTTAATCTGTTGCCCTGCACCCAGTTTGATTCTCGTAGAAGCGTGAAATGGAATTGCTTTGCCGCCCGGAGTGGTATCAGGATCTCCAAACATTACTCCGATCTTTGTTCGAATCTGATTTAGAATCACAAATAAGACATTTTGATTTGCTATAACTCCCGTGATCTTTCGCATACCCTTTGAGATTGCCCTGGCTTGAAGACCTATAGATTCTTTGTCATAATCTCCAAGAAGCTCTGCTTTTGGTGAAGATGCTGCGACAGAATCCCAGACAATAGTTACAGGCACGTCTTTGTCCATTGCCTTTGCTTTCATTATTGTTGATTCTGCAACTTGGAAAACTTCTTCAGTACAATGTGTGTCTACATATACAAATCGCTTAGATACATCTACACCCAACATTTGTAAGTTTTCAACTGAAGTTGCATTTTCTGTGTCTATATATACGACAATACCGCCCATCTTCTGTGTGCTTCGCGCTATTTGAGTTGCAATATGAGACTTTCCAATTGAAGGTGGACCAAAAATCTCTACAATCCTACCTTCGGGCAAGCCTCCATCTCTTCTATTTGCACATACGTAATCCAAAAGTCTAGATCCCGTGCTAATCCAGCGATTTACGTGAGTTGGAGACTCATCTGTTGAAAGATTATAAGCCACTCTCTGACCGTGATCTTTATTAAGTGATCTTATTAGCTCAGAAGTAAAGTCTTCTGCCGTCTTTTCTTTTCCCATCTATCAATTCTCCATTTAGTAAAAGTATACTCAATCTAATAAATGTGTTCAAAAATAGAGAGACTCTATACAGTTAAAATTTCCAGAACCTATTGCCTGGATTTCCCATTTTTTCTGGCATCTTGCTATATCCAAAATTTAAAAAATCATTCTTGTAGTATTGATAAATTAAGTGTGAATTTATATCATTAATAAAATTCCTATATTTATCAGTTGATCCAGTTCGGTTCTTTCTTGTTCCCCTGTGTGATTCTATAATTTCTTTTACATCGCGATCCTGAGCTTTAAATAGTAAAAAGTTATAAAGCCTATCCATATCTTCGAGGTAGAAAAAGTCAATCTTGTGAATCGCAAGTGGGTTTATTTCTGGTACATAGAGATAATCTTCAAGAAAATCAGAGAGCTGATCAGATATTGGCCTCCCATTAGCCTGACTAATGGCAGGAGAGAATCTGCTGGAATCAGAGAGCTGATCAGATATTGGCCTCCAGTGATCATCAGCTATCTCTTTATTTAAAAACGAAACTGCGCTATCAAAAACATCCTGAGTAAACTCAGATTGCATAGCTGCTTTTCTAAATTTACGATCAGGAAGCCTGTTTAATTTATCTGAAAATGAAGAAATACATCTTGCATATGGGTTTCTAACAACGCAGACTAGGCGCTTTTGTGAAAGGTTTCTCCTAGTATTGCATTTGCTTTCTCTGACTCTCTCGTTCAAGAGAGTTAAGTAGTCTCGGTTTTCTTCTTTATAATCACTAGTATTAATGATCTGTCTTTTTTCAATAGACAGGATAAGATGCATCATTGTATGATATCCTGCCTTTGGTGCTATAAGAAAAGTTATGTTTAGATCTTTTGAATAGATAACGTGCATAAAACGAGGCCGACATGTAGAAAAAGGGAGCACATTGTGCTCCCTTTTAAGATTATATTTCTCTATTCATCCATAAGATCAGCAAATGCATCATCAAGATTGCTATAGCTCTTTGACTCAGCTGTCTCAGTTTTTGCAGTTACTTCTGTCCCGGTAGATTCATACGAATCTTCATCCCCGTTAACCCAGTCATTTACAATCTTTGAAAGCTCATCATAAGTTTTACACTGATAAACATCGTCTAAGTTTGGAATTTCAGATGTCCACTTTGTAGCTTCTTCTGTGTTGTCAGAAAGAAGAGATTGCTTTCCCCTTGGGCGAACTTCTGTCATGGCC